CAGGCAGAGGTGGTCGCCCAGGTGGGTTCGTAAATAGTTGGAGATAGCGAATGGCTAATGCTTTTGATGCCGCAACCGCACCGGAAGGCGAACCATCCGAGATTGTTGTTGGTGACTTCATTCAATGGAAGCGATCTGATCTGGTCGCAGATTATCCACCAGCAGACTACACAGCAACATATGTCGCCCGAATCACTGGCGGTGGAAACACAGAGATTCAGGTTACTGCGACAAACTACAACTCAGGTGAAGCATACCTAATCACAGTTGATTCTGAGACATCAGCAGATTTCGTTGCCGGTTACTATCATTGGCAGCTTGAGATCGTTCGTAACTCAGACAGCAATCGCATTGTTGTCGATCGTGGTGCTTTTACTGCTATCGTTGATCTTGATGTTGGCGGATCCGATCCGCGCACACACGATGAGAAGATGCTGACTAAGATTCAGTCAATCCTTGAAGGTCGTGCTGATGGCGATGTTGAGAGTTATTCAATTCAAGGGCGTTCACTGACCAAGATACCTATCAAGGATTTGATGGAGTGGGAGCGTCATTATCGTCAGCGTGTTGAGCGTTATAAGAAGAAAGAAGACATTAAGTTGGGGCGTAAGACAGATAGCACAATCAAGGTGAGGTTTACCTAATGGGCATGTTAGATTTTTTCCGTAAGCCGAAGCTAGTGAAGAAACGTCGTTATGATGCCGCTGCTGTTGGTCGTTTATTCTCTGACTTTAAGCCATTCCAAAAGTCAGCCGATGCAAACATTCGCCATGACTTGCTTACGATTAGAAATCGTGCGCGCGATCTGTCACGAAACAATGAATACGCCAAGCGTTATCTTCGGTTACTTCGCCAGAATGTTGTTGGCGAGCGCGGAGCAACGCTACAGGTTAAAGCACTAGGCATGGATAATCGTCTTGACGTCGCCGGTAATGACATCATCGAGACAGCATTCCGTGATTGGTCGCGCAGAGAGAACTGCACTGTGACTGGCACGATGACCTTTATTGATTGCCAGAACTTGTTTATCGAGTCGCTCGCCAGAGATGGCGAAGTGCTGATACGCAAAGTTCGTGCCAAGAATGATCATGGCTTTGCTATTCAGTTCTTAGAGCCTGATCATCTTGACGAGAAGAAGAACGAGCGCCTATCAAATGGCAACTTCATCCGTATGGGTGTCGAGATGGATAAGTTCCGTCGTCCGGTAGCCTATCATTTGCTGACTGAGCATCCTGGCGACATTGAATACGCATCTGCTGTTCGTCGCACTGAGCGCGTACCGGCTGACAATATTATCCACATCTATGATCCAGATCGTGCCGAGCAGACGCGCGGAGTACCTTGGTTATCGACAGCGTTGTCTGCGATGAAGATGCTTCATGGTTACCGTGAGGCTGAGTTGGTTGCAGCACGAACCGCTGCGTCAAAGATGGGATTCTTCACCTCACCGACTGGCGATGGATTTACTGCTGATGATCTGGAAGACGCCGTTGTCCCGATTATGGAAGCGGAGCCAGGCACATTCCATCAGCTTCCTCAAGGGGTTCGGTTTGAGCAATGGGACCCTGCACACCCAACGACTGCGTTTGGCGACTTTGAGAAGTCAGTGTTGCGCGGTATCGCTGCCGGTCTTGGGGTTTCTTATCACTCATTGGCGAACGACCTGACTCAGACTTCATATTCTTCGATCCGTCAAGGTGCGATCGAGGATCGTGAGTTCTACAAGCAATTACAACGACTGATGATCGACCATTTCATTATGCCGATCTATGCTGAGTGGCTAAACTCTGCAATGACCTACGGAAGTGTGGTTATCCCATTGCGTCGTTACGACAAGTTCTTTAATGCATCTATGTTCCAACCACGCGGATTTAGTTGGATTGATCCGCTGAAGGAAATCAACGCACATGTGATCGCGCTACAGAACGGACTTATCTCGATGCAGGATGTGCAGAACAACTACGGTCGTGATGTCGATGAGACGTTCGCTCAGATTGCGCGTGACAAGCAACTCGCAGAGCAGTACGGATTGAAGATCGCCTTTGAGCCATTTGGCGCAAGTACCAACGCAGTCGATCCAGACATAACCGGAGGTGACGATGAGTTACAAACCGACTGAAGGCATGGTCGAAGAGGCCAAGCGTGGTCTGGAGTGGCGTAGAGAATTTGGTCGCGGCGGAACTGAGGTTGGCATTGCTCGCGCTAGGGACATTTCTAATGGTAAGAATCTTAGTGCTGAAACAGTAAAACGTATGTTTTCGTTTTTCAGTCGGCACGAAGTGGACAAGAAAGCGGAGGGCTTTCGCCCAGGTGAAGAAGGTTATCCATCAAATGGTAGGATTGCTTGGGCTTTGTGGGGCGGCGACGCAGGGTTTTCTTGGTCGAAGAAAGTCTCGAAGAGTCTTGATCGAGCAACAGAAATATCTGATTCAGTGCAGAAAAACTTACGGAAACAAGCGGAAGAACATAATGAGGAAGTCGGTAACGCCAAAACAAAGCGCACAACTTACGGGACTTTGGCTGCTGTATTTAGGCGTGGCGTCGGGGCTTATTACACTAATCCTGAATCTGTTCGACCTACTGTAAGTTCACCTGAGCAGTGGGCTTACGCCAGAGTAAAATCATTCCGTTATGTTCTTCGCAACGGAAAGTTTCGTAGCGGAAAGCATGACACTGATCTGCTTCCGTCGGGTCATCCAATGTCCAGTAAGGAAAGAGCTATGGAAGAGATGCGCCCGTATCCAAACGAGCATGCGGCTAGATTGCGTGACCCTGGCAAATATGATGAGTTCAGGCGTGAGAATGACGCAGGAGGCGATGGCATAGACTTTATTTATGGCATCTTTGTCCAAGACGAAGAACGTAAATCAGAGCTTCAGGCTATCCGATTCGACAAGGATCAGTATACAATGGAGCAAGCAAAGGCATGGTTGGATCAGAATAACTTTGATCCTATTGAACTTGAAGAGGCAACAGGTGAGCGTATGGAAAAACGTCACATTGTAGAAATCGAAGACGAAGGTGATGTGATTGTAATCAAGTTCGCCAAGCCGTCTGAGATGGTTGAAGAGATTGAGTCTGAAGAATCTGAGATGGGTATGGAGATGGTCGAAGAGCGTCTTTCCAAGTCAGAGAACTTCACGACTCGCGCAGAACACATGGAGCCAGAAGAAGTTGATGATCGCCGTGTCCGCATGTCGATTTCGTCAGAGACTTCAGTTGAACGCTCTTTTGGCGATGAAGTATTGGACCACGGTGAAGGATCGATTGACTTATCATTCCTTCAGTCTGGTCGAGCGCCACTGCTCATGGATCACGATCCAGAGCGTCAGATTGGCGTAGTAGAATCTGTGGAACTTGATGGCTCGGCGCGGCGACTCCGCGCGACAGTGCGTTTTAGCAAGAATGCACTTGCCAATGAGGTCTATACAGATGTTGTAGATGGTATCCGTGGCAATGTGTCCATTGGCTACCGGATCGACAAAATGGTTCGTGATGAGGATAGTCCATCGGTCTATCGCGCAACCTCATGGCGGCCAATGGAAGTTTCTATTGTTTCCCTTCCTGCTGACCCGACAGTTGGTGTGGGCCGGAGCATTGAACCGTCCGAAGAACCCGAAGTTGAAACAGTTCCCAAAGTGGAGGTAACTACTATGGAACAGCAAAACGAACAGGTCCGCGATGACAATGTTGCGGCCTATAAAGAAGTTAGCGAAATCTTAGATATCGCTGCAAAGCACAACCAACGTGCATTGGCTGACGAGTGTATCCGTAAGGGTATGAACCTCGCTCAGTTCCGTGGCATGTTGCTTGATAAGTTGGCAGACAAGCCATTAGAACTCAACGACGTTGATATGACACCTAAAGAAGAGCGTAAGTATTCTTTGATGCGCGCTATTCGCGGTGTTGCAACTGGCAAGTTCGACGGCTTAGAGCGTGAAGTTTCAGAAGAGCTTGCTCGCGTTCACGGCAAAGACGCGCGTGGTTTCTATGTGCCACACAGCATCTTCAAGCGTGACATCTTGACTTCATCTCCTGCAAACGGATCAAACCTTGTCCCAACAGACCACTTGGCTGATGAGTTCATCGATGCGCTTCGTGCGAATCTGGTTATCTCACAACTCGGTGCGCGGATGATGTCTGGCCTGAAGGGTGACGTTGCAATCCCTGCATTGAATGCAAAGACTTCTGTCGCATTCGTTGCTGAGAACAACGCTCCATCTGAAGGTGCGCCAACATTCCGCCAGGTCACAATGTCACCAAAGACTTGCGTATCTTATGTAGATATTTCTCGCAAGTTGATGATGCAGAGCGACCCATCTGTTGAGCAAATCTTGCGTCAGGACATGACTCAGCAATTCGCATCTAAGATCGACGACGTTGCGATCGAAGGCGGCGGATCAAATGAGCCAACAGGTATCCTCGGTACTAACGGCATCGGTTCTGTTGCTCAAGGTACTAACGGTGGTGCGATCACTTACGCTTCTCTGGTTGATCTGGAGCGCGAAGTTGCAATCGACAACGCCTTAGCAGGAAACCTTGCTTACCTGACTAACCCGAAAGTTGTCGCAGCAATGCGTCAAACAGCGCGCCAGGCTTCAGGCGTTGAAGGTAACTTCATCCTGAACGACAGCAACACCGTCCTTGGTTACAACGTGGCATCAACTACTTTGGTTCCATCTGACCTGACTAAAGGTACGTCTTCTGGCGTATGTTCAGCGGTTATCTTCGGTAACTTCGCTGACTTGATGATCGGCATGTTCGGTGGATTGGACATCCTTGTTGATCCTTACACTGGCTCTTCAACTGGTGCTACTCGGATCGCAATGTACCAAGACATCGACGTAGCGGTACGTCACGCGGAATCTTTCGCGGCGATTCAGGACGTTACTACGGCCTGATAAGAAGGAGGGGGCTTCGGCCCCCTTTTTTTATGGACACAATCGAAAACTACAAGAATTATCATGAGGGAGAAGTCGGAGCCGTTTTATGCGGCGGGCCATCTCTTCCTTTAGACTTACGCAGTATTCATGATGACGTTGATATTTTAATTGGCGTAAATCAGCACAGTTTGATCCTTCCTTGTCATTACATCGTATTCAGTGATCGCCATATGTGGCCTTTGATAGAGCCTATCAAAGACTGCAAATACATTACTCATCTCAATAAGTTTGACACTAAAAGAACAATTCACGCTGGCATTTGGCCTTCAATGGGATATTCCGGTCAGCGCGCTATTTACGCAGCAGATTACATGGGCTTCGAAAAAGTGTATGTTTGCGGCATGGATCAATACGACCAGAACGAAACGCGGGAGTATTGGTGGGAAGGACCGCAATGCAAGGAGATGCAAAGGCATACTCACTGTAAAGCAGACCTTGGCAGAGTCAAAGAATTTATTGATTCATTGAATCACCCTGAGCGCATCTATTTTTCATCGGGGCAATTAAAGGAGATACATCAATGAGAGTCGAACTAACCCGTGGAATCATCTGGGATAAGATGGCCCGTGAGCCTGGAGAAGTATTGGAAGTCAGTGAAGTCGATGGATTCACCTTGATCGACAAGGGGAAAGCGCGCTTATATAAGGACCCTGTACTCAAGACTACGAACCGTTCTGTCGGTCTTGAGACTAGCGAGCCAGAGCAGAAAGTGACCAAGCGTCGCACAACCAAGAAGAAGTTGTCCTGGTGATATTTGCTACCGTCCTTCGTGGCGGAAGAGAGTACACACAGGAACATGTACATAAGTTGCGCGACATGGTGCAACAACATGCTCCTAACATGGACTTCGTTTGTCTGACTGACTCTTCGCCACAATGCAATCGCATTACCTTGACCAAGAACTATCCTGGTTGGTGGGCAAAGATGGAGTTGTTCAAACTGCAAGGTCCTGTGTTATATATGGACCTTGACACGATTATCTGTGGCGATATATCTCATTGGCTTGATCAGATCAAAGATAACAAATTTGTTATATTGCGTGACGTATATCGAGACAAGCGCGATCCGCATGCGATGCAGTCATCAATCATGTATTGGTCTGGCGATATGTCAGATATATGGGAAGAATTTAGCTCTAACCCAGACTTCTCGCACCCAAATGGAGATCAGGGTTGGCTAGAGCAGCATCTTGATGATGTTGCCTACATACAAGACTTTACCGATGATGTCGTCTCATACAAGGCGCATATCAAAAACGGCTATCCTAAACATAAAGCAACCGTTATATTCTTTCATGGCAAGCCAAGACCTTGGGAGCAAAGAGATGTCGCTTACTAGCAGAAACGGATGGTGGGTTCCTGAAGCCGATCGTGTCGCACTTCCAATCATACTGAGAGAAGTCAATGACCTTCAGCAGATGTTGCCGTTGTGTAAACAGAAACGTCGAGTCGTCCAAGCTGGCGGGAATGTCGGCATCTGGCCTAAAGAGTTATCTAAGCATTTTGAGACGGTCGTGACCTTTGAGCCTGATCCGCTTAACTATAGAGCATTGGTTAAGAACATCGGTGAGATAGAGAACATTCAATATCATCACTTAGGTCTTGGAGAACGCTATGGAACTGGCGCAATGGATCGCATAGACCCTGCTAATATTGGCGCGCATCAAATCAAGGAAGGCAAAGAGTTTAAGATCGTATCCGTTGATTCATTCGGATTTGATGATGTGGATTTCCTTCAGTTAGACATCGAAGGATTTGAGCATTTCGCTATTGTCGGTGCGATGGAGACGATTGAGCGCACATCTCCTGTTATCTGTTTGGAACTCAAGGGGATAGGTAATCGCTACGGACATCCTGATGAGGAGACTATCGCGCTTTTGGAGTCCATAGGGTATACAATAAGGGCTAGGATTCACCGCGATATTGTGTTTGTAAGGAACTAATATGGCCTTTGTAGAGACAGCAGACGACCTGACTATCTTCTTCGCTGATGCCGAGACAGCAACGATCGATGGCGAGTCAGTTAAGGGTCATTTTGAGAATGAGCATGATCCAGTGAATGCAGGAGGTATGGTCGAGTTTTCAATACAGAACGCGACTTTCCAATGCAAGTCATCTGATGTTAGTGCAGTTGCCGAAGGTCAGTTGATCACGATTGGTGGATCAAGTTACGCGATCACAGACATTCAGCCAGATGGAACTGGCGTTACCTTGTTGATTCTTGAGGCTCAGTAATGGCACATGTAAGACAGACGATTCGTGAGTATTTCGGCACACAGTTGACCGGATTGACGACTACTGGTGCAAATGCGTTTGAATCAAGAGTCTATCCCATGCAGTCAGCAAAACTTCCTGCTCTGATAATTTATACGACGACTGAATCATCAGAAGAGCAGTCATTTAGCTCTAGGAGAGTTCAGACCAGGATGTTAAGCGTTGAAGTGCAAGGATTTGTGAGAGCGATATCAAATTTTGATGACACGCTTGATACGATCGCCAAGGAAATTGAAGTAGCCATTCTTGACGATCCTACTCTTGGCGGTTTAGCGATCAATACGCAGCTTATTTCAACTCAAGCAGATTACTCTGGCGAAGCAGAACAGCCAGTTGGTACGATTCGCTTGACCTTTGATGTACAATATCGTACAGAGACGGGGCAACCCGAAACAGCCATTTAAGGAGGCTTTACAATGGCAACACATACCGCTGCAAACGGGGTGATTAAGGTAGGCGCTAATGCCGTTGCTGAAGTCACTGGTTACTCACTGGAATACAATTCAGACACGGTTGAGGACACAGTAATTGGTGATTCAGCGCGCACATACTTGCCTACGCTGAAGACTTTTACTGCATCTTTGGATGCGTTCTGGGATGAAACTGATACAAACGGTCAGGTCGCATTAGTTGTGGGAACTGAAATTACGTTTTCTCTACATCCAGAAGGCACTGATTCTGGTGACACTTACTATACTGGTTCAGGGATCATTACTGGGCGCACAATCTCAAGTGCAGTCGGTGAAATGATTACTGCGAGCTTCTCAGTCCAAGGTACAGGCGATTTAACTGCAACCACTGTTTAAGGTGATTTATGAGCCTTCTTGATAAATTGAAGGAAGCTATTGATTTCGACACGATTGAAATTGATGTTCCTGCCTGGGGCGAGACGTTTTATGTAACGCCCCTTAGTGTTCAAGAGCTAGCAAAGATGCAAAACAAGCATCCAGACTTTTTGTCGAATAGCTCGATGGAAGCGGCTGTTGATCTGATTATGATGAAAGCAATGACGAAGGATGGCGAAAAAGCGTTTACGCTTGAGCATAAGCCATTCCTTCTCAAACAACGCGCTACTATCATCATGCAGTTTTATGGGGCATTGATTGGTACTGCTGTTCAAGAGGACCACGAAAAAAACTAAGGAGCGACCCGTTAAGGATGAGTTTATTTCGCCTAGCGGGTCATCTTGGCAAGACAGTTCAAGAGCTTGAGCGTATCCCATACTCAGAACTGTTAGAATGGATTGCGTTCTTTAAGATAGAGGCAGAGGACAATGGCAGCAGCAACCCAGAAAATAGTCATACTGGCGGATGACCAAACTGGCGCTGCTATTGCATCGGCTGTTCGCAACTCTAAGAAGTTAGATAGACAGCTTCAAACAACCAACAAAGTCATGCGTACAACGACTCGCCAGGGTCGAGCGCAGATGGGTCAGTTGGGTCATCAGGTTCAGGATATTGCGGTTCAGCTTCAGATGGGCATGAACCCATTGATGGTATTTGCACAGCAAGGCTCTCAGATCGCAGCGGTATTCGGAGCCGGTGGTGCGGTCGTTGGTGCGTTATTGGCGACAGCCGCCGCGATTGGTTCTGCTTTACTTCCTGCTTTATTCAAGGCAAATGAAGAGTTCGATAAGTTTCTTGGTCGAGTAAAAGCTGTAACTCTTGATCTTAAAGATATGAATCAGGCCACAAGAGAGGCTGTGATTACAGGGGCAGAAAAAGAAGTACAGAAGGCTAATAAAGCATATAACGATCAAGTTAAATTGCTTGATGACATTATAGAAAAGATAAAGTTCTATAAGGAAAAAACTGCCGGTGGAACTAAATTGGAGTTGATACCTGGGTTCTCTGTCTCTGCCTTGCAAGGATACGTCAGAAGATTAAAGGAAGGCAGAACAGAGCTTGCCATACTCCAGAAGGCTTTAACTACAGCAAGAAGGAAGTTAGCTGAACTGAAAGGCGAAGTTGGAATGGCTGAAAAGCCTGTCTTTGAGTTATCAAATAGAATTTCTAGTGGTTCTGTGGCAGTCAATTCCTACAATGCTGCTCACGAAAAGTTAGCCGAGACTATCCGCAACAAGTTACAGACTCCAATGGGAGCTTTCATGGAGCAACAAGCGCAAATGAAAGTGCTTGTTCAAGAAGGTTACCTTAGTGTCGAAGAGATGAATAAGCGGCTAAAGCAACTCAAGAAAGAGCTTGATCTTCTGCCTAAAGACCCATTCAAGGATGTCAAAGAATCTGGGATTAAAGCACTAGAGGATGGATTGGTTAGTTTAATTGATGGAACTAAGTCAGTTGCCAGGGCATTTGAAGATATGGCAAGAAGCGTAGTTTCGAGCTTGGCGAGAATGGCTGTTCAACAGGCTATCACAAACCCTATAGCCCAGGCTCTTGGACTTCGTGCAAATGGTGGTCCAGTATCCGCCGGCAAGCCTTACATTGTTGGTGAGAAGGGACCAGAACTGATGATCCCGCGCGGAGGCGGAACAGTTGTTCCCAACAAATCACTTGGTGGAGGAGATGCACCAGTGAATGTGACCCTAAATATATCAACAGGTGTAGCGCAAACAGTAAGAACTGAGATAATGAGCATGTTGCCTATGATTACGAATGCAGCGAAATCTGCTGTCGTTGACGGTCGACGCAGAGGCGGATCATTCGCTAGAGGTATGAGTTAATGGCTATAACTTATCCACTTGCATTACCTACACACACCGGAGTTTCTGGCGTTCGATTGCGAGCGAATGATATCGTCTCGATGAATGTTTCTCCTTTCTCTGCCGTACAGCAAGTCTACAAGTATACTGGTCAGTTCTGGGAAGCAGATATTACTCTGCCGCCAATGAAGCGAGAAGATGCTGATTACTGGATTACGTTCCTTATGAAATTAGGTGGTCCATACGGAACCTTCTTACTTGGCGATCCATCCGCATCAACCGCTAGAGGTGTTGCGACTGGAACTCCTGTCGTCAACGGAGCATCTCAAACTGGTTATGAGTTAGTCACTGATGGGTGGACTGCTGACACAACAGGAATCATGAAAGCCGGTGACTATATTCAACTAGGAACTGGAGAAAATTCTCGATTATACAAAGTCTTGGATGATGTGAACTCTGATGGATCAGGTAATGCAACTTTGACTATATGGCCTAATCTAAGATCATCTCCTGCTGATAATGAATCAATTACTGTGAGTGATTGCAAAAGTGTATTCAGGCTGACTACAAGCGCCACTGACATCAATGTCAATGAGGCATCTCTTTACGGTGTGACTTTTGGTGCAGTGGAGGCGTTATGAGCCGCACATTACCAGCCGCACTTCTTACTGAGTTTCAAGCACAGGAATTACAGCCATTCCAGGCGCTTCAACTTGAGTTTACTAATGGCATATTACGTTTCTGGACTGGTTACGGAACGATCAATGTAGATGGTCAGAACTGGGATGGCGCAGGGACGGTGATGTCGATTTCGTCGACTGATGAAGATTCTGACTTGAGCGCGCGCGGGATGACATTTGTACTGTCTGGCTTGGAGACATCAGTTATATCAGCAATTCTTAATGAGAATTACAAGTTGCGTCCATGCGCTGTTTACTCAGGAGCATTAGATAGCGATGGGGTTCCTGTATCAAGTTTATATCAAGTATTTTCTGGTCGTATTGACACGATCGAGCTAAGAGAAACTGGTGGCAAGGCAGACATTACAATTAACGCTGAAAGTCGGCTAATTGACTTAAATAGACCACGCATACGCTTATTGACCGATGCTGAACAACGACTACGATTTTCTGAAGATGATTCATTAGCCGGTGTAGCATTGCTTCAGGACAAGTCTTTTACCTGGGGTAAATCAACATGATATTTAACGTCATTAAGAAGATTGTTAGCAATCCTGTTGATATCATTAAGACAGCGGTTATCGCCGCTGCTGTTGTTTATACTGGAGGTGCAGCGGCTGCCGCTTTAGGATTTGGAGCAGGAGCGACGACTGCC